CTATGTGCAATAATGATTTCATCAGAAATGATGTATGGCCTATTTTACAAGAACAAACATGGAGCGCAAGCTGGCGTTCTGCGGGAGGCATTGTCGCTGATATGCTCGGAAAGGGTGACTATATTGACTGGTATCTCTCTGGTATGGGATCCGGGCTAGGAAACGGTGACGAAAAAGGTACTAAAGGTTATGTACCAGAATCCCATGTCACCGATGAGATCAGAGAAGACTTACTAAAGTTGGGTTGGATAGTAGTAGAAGGAAAAACAACATGAATTTAAATAATTTAGGTGCCGGTAAGAAACTGATAGACCAAATCATTGCTCAGGGCAAGACCAAAAATAGGATTGGTCAGCAAACAAAGCTACAAAAAAATTCATATAATTTAAGAAACAAACCAAAATGAGTGATTCATTCACCAGGTTACATAAATCTAAGCGCCTAGCAAAAACTAACAACGCTATTAAAAAGCAGACGAAAATTGCTAAACAGCATAGAATTGGAGAATATGAGTCCAAAGAAATTGAGCAACCGTATCGCTATCACAAACATCATGCATTAGATTGCGGCAATCCAAAATGTATGTTGTGTAGCAATGCTCGCAAGACGCACGGCGAAAGGACCATACAAGAACGAAAATTCATCGAGGGTAACAAGGATGATGCCCAAAACAGTTGATTAATACGAATATTAGTAGTATTATATATAAGAAACAATGCGTTTGAGGCTAAATGGCATAGCAAGGGTCTCTAAAGCCCGAGATAGCAGGTTCAAATCCTGTCAGACGCGCCAAACATATTACGGGAGAGTAACTCCCATCTTAAAAAAGGAAGAAGAAAATGTCGTAAATTGAGCAAAGGAAACTCCTAATAAAGATAAATAACACTGAGGAGTTATCTATGTTTTATCTATATCTAAAGACACATACTACTACTGGCTTGAAGTATTTAGGGTTTACATCAAAAAATCCAAATACCTATTTAGGATCAGGTAAATATTGGCTGTCACATTTAGCTAAGCACGGCAAGCAAATAACTACTGAAATCCTATTTGAATCCGAAGATATGTCGCAAATCAAAGAAAAGGGTTTGTATTATTCTAATCTATGGAATGTAGTGTCTTCTAAAGAGTTTGCTAATATGGCTCCTGAAGAAGGAACCGGCGGATCAACCATGACCGGTAAGAAACATACTGCCGAAACAATACAGAAAATGCGGGAATCTAAAACCGGTAAAACCTTCAGTGAATCCCATCGTAAAAACCTTTCAGAAGCAGCTAAAGGTAAGCGGTTCAAAGAAAATAATAACTTTTATGGAAAATCTCATAGCAACGAATCCAAAGATAAAATGTCAGCTTCTCTTGTGGGCAAAATTAGAACTGAGGAGTTCAAAGAACATTTATCTAAGATGTATTTAGGTAAGCCTAAATTGCGAATAACCTGTCCGCATTGTGGTAAAGAAGGCGGATTGCCGCAAATTAAGCGGTACCACAACGATAACTGTAAGCACAAAGGAGAATAAGTATGTCATAGATTACAGAAATAGCTTGTAAAGATTTGGTATTTCATTTTAACAAAGCCCATCTTTCAGATCCGACTATCCCTATGTGGGTAATAAAGACTCGAGGGGAAACCTATTATATAGAACATGTTGAGTGCGATATGCCATGGAGCACCAAAGAAACAGGTGATAATCCACACACTAAAGGTAGTATCAAAGTCAAAGATTGCTTGTTGGTAATTGATGATAGCAACTGTGCTTGTATCTCTAAACTTACACTATTTGATAAAGTCAGACTCCGAAATCAACGGTTAGGAATAACTCGTGTCATAACAGCATGGGGTACAGAGTTAAGAAAAGCGTTAGAAAATCATAAAACCAAACACGGACCGATTAAAACAATTGGTGGCGCCTGTACAACTACATTTTACATCACTGACATCTACAATGAAGCAGACTATACCATGTTGTTGTTAGTTGTTACTGGATTGCGTAAACTCATGCCTAATGAAACTTACTATAAAACATATGATGATCCAAGGTCTGCACACACGTTAGATATAGATGAAGATATGGATGAAGAAGATGATGATGATTGATGCCCAAAATAGTTGATTAATATGATATAGCTTGTTATAATGATCATACTTATATTATAAGGAGATTATATGAGTGCAGAGCTACCCACTGTCGTTCCGGCAGTCGTTTTTAAAACCCGCGTCCGTGATGAAAGCATTGAAGGACCTAACCCCTATCGCTGGCAAGATGTAAATTCTTACGACTACTTCGCAGGCAAGCGGGTTATACTCTTCTCTCTTCCGGGAGCATTCACGCCGACTTGTTCAACATATCAACTTCCTGGCTTTGAACAGAACTACCAAACCTTCAAGGATTTAGGTATTGATGAGATTTATTGTATATCAGTCAACGACTCGTTTGTCATGAACAAGTGGGCGCAGGATCAAGATATCCAGAATGTCAAGGTTATTCCTGATGGTTCTGGGATGTTCACTTCTAAGATGAATATGCTTGTTCAAAAGGACAATCTCGGGTTCGGTGTCCGTTCTTGGCGATACGCTGTCATCGTTAATAACGGGACTATTGAGAAGTGGTTCATTGAACCGGGTATTGAGCATAACTGCGAGACTGACCCCTACGGTGAATCTTCACCTGAGAACATCTTGAAACACTTGCAGGCAGTCTGATAAATATAAGTATGTATAAGAGCGATCCAGACGCGGTCAGACCTGAAATCAGAATACCTGAAGGTAATCCTGATAAGAAGATAGCCGCTCTGGAAGCCAAAATCAATTCACTATCAGATAGGCTCTCAAGAATCCTAACAGAGAACGAGCAACTAAGACGCAACATAAAACGTAATGCTCAGGATATCCAACTGTTAACAAATGCCATCGCAAAGAAATAGATGAATCCATGTTAGACTGTTTGATATTAGGTGATAGCATCGCTGTAGGAACTCATATGTTTCATCAGGAATGCGTGACCTATTCTAAGGTCGGTATCAATAGTTGGCAATGGAACAAGATGTGGCCCGCTGCGGATCTATCTGCCGAAACGGTCATCATAAGCTTGGGGTCAAACGATCACCGATACATTCGCACTGAATCAGAACTTCGCAAAATCCGTGAAAGGGTCCATGGTAAGAAAGTATTCTGGATTCTTCCGCACGGAAATAATCCGAAGGGAGGAGTGACGATTGAGCATATTGACGAGATTGTTAGCAAGATCGCAAATGAATATCACGATCACATCATTCCCATCAAATATATACAGAAAGATAATATTCACCCTAGTTGGCGCGGATATAAAGAAATTGTAAAGGAAACAGAATGAATATTAAAATTGACGATGATGTGGCTGATAAAATCATTATTACTAGGCTTACTGAATCTGCTATCAATATCAGGGATGATCTAGCCAAGCTTCTTTCTAGCGGTGGACTTCAGCCATATCAAAAGGAAGATGTAAAAAACTACATTGAGGATATAGCGGCTCTCAACCGCGTATTAGAGTATTTCGGCGGCGAGCAGATTGATTGGACTGGATATGTTCCGATTGAAAACCGCCCTGCAGAGGTAATGTCATGAGTTGGGTAGACGAGGTTCAACGCAGCATCCCTTCGTATGCAGCCGATATTAAAACTAATCTAGAACTTGCGATGGAAAATAGTAATCTAGATGAAGTAGATGCTCATGCGTGTGCCCTAGCAGCATCATGCGCGATGAGCAACGGTGGCCTAGCAAACGAGATTGCAATGAACGGACCTTTATTTGGCAGGGACGAGAGGGATATCGCGAAGACTGCTGCCGTATCAGTAGCGATGCTTGACACATATTATTCTTTCGCTAACAGCGCGGTAGATCCATATACTCCTGCTATCACCGTCTCATACACCGGAACAGACCATACCAAGTTCGTGATGTATTCGCTCGCTGCTGCTGTTACATTAAAGAGTAACTACACTGCACTCTACGTTGACCAGCTACTATTTGAAGGTATAACTGAACAGGAAATACAGGATATCGCTAAGATAGCAGCAATCATCTCAGCGATCAATAAGATCGTTACTTGATTCCGATAATCATAAATCTATCATACCCGCTATCACGATATCTAATCTCCTTGAGATCACAAAATAGATATTGTGATAGCGGGTATTTTGCTTTTAACTGACCTAGAGAACGATTAGGATTCACGCACTTCCAGATGTCATCATCACTGACGGTGACATTGCTTGACTGAATGCACACAATCGTGCCTTCTTCTATATTCTCAAACCATTGATTGCTCTCCATATGCTCAGGGCTACAATTCACGACGACATCATACGGTGATAAATCATATTCATTAGCATCGGCTATTATGTTAGTTATGATAGGATCAGATCCTATGCGCCATGCATCGGTTATCCTGTCAGCAATCTCTTTCGTCCCAGGGTCCTTATCAATACCCAGAATGCGTTGATATCTGCTGGCATTACGTGTAAGAAGCATGAACGATAAAACGTTATACCAGCTACCTAATATCGCTATCCTAGCATCTACAGGGATATATGTTTCCAGTTCTGCACACAACCATAATTTGCTAGATACCTGTCCATGAGAGAATGAAGTATAATCCATAATTTTATTTATATACAAATTAGGGGTTGACAAAGAAAAGAATAGGTGCTAATATACAAATATGATGAAGAAAACGACAAAAACAGCCGTTGAATTCATCATAAAAATTTACAGGACTAAATATACTTACTATGATGAATACAACTTGTCAGTTATCGCAGCAACACGGCCTCTGGGGTAGAGAAACCTCTATGGCATCAGTATTGCCGGTATATCCAACAAGTATTCGCGGAGACTTTAATCAGATAAAGGATCCGGGGACCAGGTAAACAAGTCATCATAACTTAGTTTATTCGGACCCTGGGAATCGCGAGACTCTCAGGGTTTTCCATATAAGAAGTGCATGTCGGAACGAGGCTGCAAAGCACTATAAAAAATGAACGGGCGGTGATAGGGATGAAATCTGCGGAGGTAACGCGGAGAGTAAAAACTTTCAGTGAGGGACATTGTGATCCCTCGCAAGCGGGAAAGTCCGAAATGCTGGACAACATAATCTCGCTTGTCAACAAAAGGCTACCCGATATCATTTGACAACATCGTTGATCTAAACAACGCTAGAAGGCACAAAGTAGTTGACATGGGTATATCAACCGTGTTTTCAAATGATATACTTCTTTGTTGAGGGATCGTCCAACGGTAGGACATTCGTTTTTGGTGCGAATTATCTGGGTTCGAGTCCTAGTCCCTCAGCCAATTAATGCTGCTATTAGCAGCACTATTTTTAGACCCTTAACTCAGAGGACAGAGTGCTTCGCTTCGAACGAAGAAGTCGTGGGTTCAAATCCCTCAGGGTCTGCCAATGATCGGTCGCAACAGGGTGTGCTGAGTGTTGTGTAATTGAGGACGATCATCCATCCTCTCCCAAAGAAAGTTTCATGTAAGTGTGATGTTAACGGCAGCACATTAGGAATAAATATTTATATGAAAAAGAGAAACCGTAGCAATAACTATGACTGGACTGCTATTCAAACAGAATACGATTCTGGTTTTTCCATACGATTCTTGGCAAAAAAATATGGTATGGCAACTAGGTCATTTACCTTAGCAATGAAACGAGGGGACCTAACGACTCGTGATAGATCATCAGCAATAAAAAAGTCATATGAAGTTAATGGTCCAAGAAAATGGTCTACCGAAGCTAAAGAGCGGCACTCTGAAACAATGAGTCATAAAATGACTAATAGAAAAGATAATACAAGAGAAAATCTTCAACTATTATGTCCTAACTGTCATGCTCAAACACCTACTTGGAGACGAGGATTGACAACAGGTTTCAAGAAAAAAAGATACTCAGATGAAGTCATGATTGATGCAATAAAGTCATCGTATACACTTAATGCTGTTTTAGAAAAATTGGATCTACGATATGGTTCAGTTAAGACCATAGTTGATCTAATTTCAAAACATAATCTTTCCTTCATGAAAAAAGACGAATAAATTTAGGGCGTCTGCTGTAATGGTAGCCAGGCTGGTCTTAGAAACCAGTGATGTAATGTCGTCTCGGTTCGAGTCCGAGGATGCCCACCAAATAAATGCGAGTCCGGCTTGGGGCACTAACAAAATATGGACGGGCACCTGGTGGTGGCAAGGGTCTTATAATCCCTTTGGTCAGCCGATTACTGATTTGCTGAGAGTTCGATCCTCTCCCTGTCTACCAATATAGAAAGAAGAAAGATGTCTAATAAAACTGATCTAAAGGATGATCTGAATAAACATACGCTGTCATATGTCAAACACACAGTTGAAGAGATTAAAAGGTTGCGCCATTGGTTTGCTGGTTTTGAAGCAGCAGGCGGCAAACTTCCTGCATGTGAACAGGGTTTTAGTGTTTTGAATAAATCTCAGATCCTGTTAGATGACTATGCAAGCTTGATGGAAAAATACGGACAGCTTGACGAATAATTATACGCCGGTAGCTCAATTGGTTAGAGCCGACCGCTTGCTGTAATAAGTGGGCCTCTATGATGGAAACATTATAGATGTAAGTGATCAAATTCGGGGAACCCTTTCAAATGGCAATCCCGAGCGAAGCTTAGATAGAAATATCTTTGAACGTGTAGAGACTAGACGGTCACCATCTAAGTCGTAAGATATGATGAAGGTATAGTCCAGACCACAAATCGGTCGTCTTTTATATGACCGAGTAACGAAAGTTATAGTGGTAAGCATAACGGTCTGGTTGGGGGTTCAAGTCCCTCCCGGCGTACCAAATATATGTACGGATACATTATAGTATAAGTACTTATGGGGTTGCTCCCTAATGGGCACGTGATGAGTCACGGTAAGCTCATCATCTTATAAGGACGATAACGATGAAAGAGATTGACAAATACAGTGGGATCGGAATCTATCATAACAGGATAGCAGTCATACAAGAGAACGGTGACAAGTATTTTGTTGATCTGTACCTAGATGAGGTCCTTCATAGATCGGTTGATCTTTCTGACAGGTCCCTGCGGTATGCAGAAGATACTGCGGAAAACTGGACTACAGGGATCATAAAAGAATAAACATTAAAAATAGGAGTAATCATGCCCGTATTGGCCTTAGATATCTCAGGTATACCCCGGACTTGGGTTTCACACGATGACGCAATCACCTATCACGCGAAGAATTTAGTAGCTTGGTCTCTGGGTGATGTAGTTGCTAGATACCGGGGAGGAATTCAAAAGAATGGTACCCAGAGTTATCTTGAAACTCCGAGCATCATCGCTGTAAAAGGCATCGGTTTTGATTTCCGCAAACACAACAGGGTCATATTGACCAACAAGACGCTATTTGCTAGAGACCGTAGTGTCTGTGCTTACTGTGGCAAACATCATTCTAATCACGCTGGGCTAAGTCGCGATCATATCATACCTAGATATCATGGCGGCAGAGACGAGTGGATGAATGTGATTACCAGTTGTAAAAGGTGTAATCAAAAAAAAGGCCACAAGACGCTAAAAGAAGCAAAGATGGAACTACTCTATCTTCCTTATGAGCCAAATCATCACGAGCACCTTCTGTTGCAGAACAGAAATGTTCTTGCTGATCAGATGGAATTTTTGATGGCAGGAGTTCCAAAAAATTCAAGGCTTATTTCCTAGAATGAACCCTGCTAATCAAATAATCATAACACAATTATTCCACTCGACCGAGCATGGTGAACGGATCTGACTGTTAATCAGAAAGCGCTGGGATCGTTACCCAGGGGTGGAGCCAATTTTTACTTCCTACTTTGCAGAATATCATGTATGTCAACGTGAATATCTTTGAGTTCTGATAATTCTTGCATGATCATCGCATGATCTTCTTCTGCACGTTTTTCAGCTTTCTCACTATTCACTGATTGACCTACCATGATGATGCTTAGTAAAACTAACTGTAAAAAGGTTTGTGCCGTCCAGCTTACAAGAGCAGCAACTCCAGAATGGATAGCATCAGGCAAACTAACTATCGCTAGGAGGGTAAATGCATATGCACACCACATTGTTCCGACGATGTTGGTAACAATAGTAGCAAGTTTTTTATTGAAGTTTTCCATAGTTAATAGC